AATACTCTCTTTTTCCAACATATTCATCTTAAGCACCTCGCATTCTCTATTTTAACTTAAAGTCAAGTAAAATGTGAACAATCTGTTAGGATCTAAATCATGAACGATTACCAAACTATAGAACGATACCCTTTAACCTACCGTTCAAATGTTGTGCATTCTGCGCTTTAGGAAATGAGGTATGGAAAATGCACAAATAGCTTTTTACCGAAAAATAAAAAATGGACCCTCGAAGCAATGTGCTTCAAAAGTCCATATATCAAGCGATTTTCAATGTTTGGGGTGCGGAAAATTCTTTTATCAATACGGAAATGGCCATTTCAAGAACGATACAATTGCTCATACTGGAATTTTTAATTGGATAGGCAATAAGCGGAATCGGCTTCATGGTCGGATGGTCACCGTTTTTCTTCGGCTTATCAAACTCCCATATGGTCGTCTGTTTTCTGTCGGAGTACCATTGATGCTTGCCTTTCTTTTTCCAACCGTAAAGACATGGCTCATGCTGCCACTGATATGGACTCCTACCAAGCACCAAGCTTTGTTTTTTCCAGATACAGGTTCCCGACAAGTAAAAGCCTGCTTCCGAGAATGCCTTCCTAAAATTTAAGCCTTCGGTATCTGCATGGAATACGTAAATGCTGCCATCTGCTGCCATTACCTTTTCCATGTTTCTAAAAGCATCTAACAGAAACTGATAAAACTTATCGTTATCCATATTGTCGTTTTTAATCTTTCCTGCACCGCCTTCATAGTTGACATTGTAAGGCGGATCCGTTACAACAATATTAGCTTTCTTCCCATCCATAAGAGTTACATAGGTTTCTTCCTTGGTGCTGTCCCCACAGACTAGGCGATGCTTGCCAAGCAGCCATACATCACCGCCTTTAGAAACCGGCGGATTCTTAAGTTCTCCGTCCACATCAAAATCGTCCTCCTGCGTATCACCATCATCTCCTTCAAACAGTTCAGCTATGTCTTTTTCGTCAAATCCTGTTAAGGCAACATCAAAATCTGCTCCTTGCAGGCTCTCTATCTCCACTCTGAGCAGTTCTTCATCCCATCCTGCATCCATGGCCATACGGTTGTCCGCCAAAATATAGGCTTTCTTTTGAGCCGGAGTAAGATAGTCCACAAATACGCAGGGTACTTCTTTTATGCTTTCCTCCTTGGCTGCTAAAATTCGTCCATGACCAGCTATCACGTTATATTCCCGGTCAATAATAATAGGATTAATAAAGCCAAATTCTCTTAACGATGAACGTAGTTTCAGAATCTGTTGTGGATTGTGCGTTCGAGCATTGTTAACATAAGGTACTAATTTTTCTATAGTTACTAACTGCATTTCCGTTGTTGTTTTTTCCATTAAGCACTGCTCCTTCCAAAATCTTGCTAAGGCCCTTTTCAGCACCCTTGATATTGTCAGCGAGAGCCTGTCCCCTTAAAGTTCTGACCTGCTGTTTAGTAAGCTTTGCTCTATAAAATTTCAGTTTATGTAAAAAATCCGTAAGCTCCATCATCATTTTCTCCTTGCCCGCAAAAGCAGCTCCATGGTATCTGTCGTGCTATCCTCAAAAACCTCTGTGCAGTTTTGCTTAACAATGTCGTAAATTTCATACCAGATAAGATTGGCGCTTTTCTGATATTGTTGGGACATCTGTACAAAAGGCGAGGTCATTACCCCGCCAGTCGTTGGATGCTTCCCCAATAAGCCGTATGTACTTGTTGCATCTTCGCACTGAATATATCTTGCCATAGCCTGTGCATAAGTTTCTATAAGCCGTGGATTTACTAATCTTTCACAGTTGCGCTCTTTTAACCACAGCCAGGTTTCTTTATATATTGCATCAGCGCCTAAGGGAACTCCATTTTTCTGCCTTGCCGATAAATAGTCGCTGGGTTTTGGCATATCCGCACCCTCTAAAACCGCGCCTTCCGGTAAATCCACTGCCTCTAATTCCGCTGTTTTAAGTACCGGAATATCATTGGTTAGAACTTTGACTGCTTTCCCGTTTTGTATTTTCTCAGCGGCTGCGGTCGGCTTATCACCGGCTCTGACTCTTCTGCCACCACGGTTTGTACCGTCCCTTGCCATTATTCACACTCCTCAATCTATATCTTAGGGTTAATCCCCTGTTTGAACTGCTCTTTTTGTGCGTGAAGCCCCCCGCCCGTTCCTCCCGTACAAGGGCTTTGAGATTTGACACCCCCCTCCCTGCACCTTCATCAGTGCCAACGATCACCATTTTGTGCATGAATCCTTGCATGGCACTCTTTACACAAAGCTATAAGGTTCTTCCTATCATGCGTCCCGCCTTTTGCTAACGGAAGTTTATGGTGTATCTCCTCAGTCGCAACGTACTTGCCCTTTGCTAAGCACTCTTCACACAAGGGATGCCCGGCAGCATAGCTGTCCCTGATTCTCTTCCAAGCGCGTCCATATCTACGGTGTACAGCAGGGTTTCTGTCGTACTTTTCGTAGCGTTTGTTTTCTTCTTTCTGGTGTTTCTCACAAAACCGTCCATCCGTTAAGTCAGGACAGCCTGGATAAGAACACGGTCGTTTAGGTTTTCTTGGCATCTTCTCACCTCATTTTAGGCATAATAAAAGCCCTGCAGGTCGGTGTGACCCACAAGGCTCTCTACGATTTTACCCGTTTATATTTTTTTGCTTTTCGCTATTATAATAATATCACAGGTGCTTACTCTCATTCTATCACATTAACTCTCATGTTCCGGTGGCAAGATAATTTCTTTCAGTGCCGCACTATGCATTCGGTGTATGTGCTGCATAGAATAATTCATATCCACGGCAATCTGCTCCCATGAGATAAAGCACAGATATCGTTTTTCTAACAGCGTCTGGTATTCCACATTTGGCACGGCTTTTATAACACCCATGATTTCTCGCTTTAGTTCTACAAGCGCATTGATGTCCATATTTATTTCTTCCTGCAAAGAAACAATTTTAATTACGGCATCTGCCATCTTGGAACCGCCACGGTTTGGATTTCTCGGCATATCACTGATTACAGCGGAACAGCTTGTAGCTAAATCATTTAAAGATTCCACCTGCTGAACCTTCGAGTGAATACGCTCATCCAGATATCGTGCCTGCAATAAGTATTCTTTTTCTGTCATATCCTTACCTCCGAAATTTTGTATTCCACTCGGATTGGCTTGGATTGTCATAGGTTGACTCTGATTTTCATAGATTGGCTTTTACGGCATCAATCAAGGCGGATTGGGAGGTATCCTTGGTTTTCAGTGCCTTGATGATTCTCTCGTCAATGGTGTCTTTTGCTATGATGTGGGTAATGACCACGGTTTCTGCGGACTGACCCTGCCGCCAAAGTCTGGCATTGGTCTGCTGATATAATTCTAGTGACCATGTGATGCCGAACCATACCAAGGCAGAACCACCCTGCTGTAGGTTCAGGCCGTGTCCTGCCGATGCCGGATGTATTACGGCAATTGGGATACTGCCGTGATTCCAGTCGGCTATATCCTTTGCGGTCTTGATTTCTCTCACATCAAAGCGTTTTTTGATACGCTCCAAATCGTGACGAAACCAATATGCCACAAGGACAGGCTTGCCGTTTGCCGATTCGATAATATCCTCCAGTGCATCCAGCTTTCTTTGGTGTATCTCCAAAATGCTCTCATCATCGGAATAGACTGCTCCGTTTGCCATCTGGGACAGCTTGCCTGTAAGCGATGCGGCATTGGCGGCAGTAATCTCTCCGTCTGGCAGCTGAAGAATGAGGTCTTTTTTCAGTTCCTCGTATTTCTTCTTTTCTGAATCCGACAATTCCACCTCATACTTGGTGCTGATCATTTCCGGCATTTTCAGATGGTCGGTGGATTTCATGGAAATCGTAATGTCCGAAATCTTATCGTATATCTGCTGTTCGGCATTTGGCAGCGGCTTGTAATTGTAAATAATTTGACCGTTCCGCTTGTCCGGAGAGAAATAGGCATTTCTGTATTGACCGATAAATCGTCCAAGCCTTGCACCCATATCCAAAAGTTTGAACTCTGCGAATAAATCCATTAAGCCGTTACTGGAAGGAGTGCCAGTCAGACCTACCATTCTTTTTACCTTCGGTCTTGCCTTCATCAGTGCCTTGAACCGCTTGGACTGATAATTCTTGAAGGACGAAAGCTCATCCACAACCACCATATCAAAGTCAAAGGAAACCCCGCTTTTCTCAA